ATGGCTAAGAATTTTATTCAAAACGGCGATACCTTAGATTTTATCGCCACCAAAGCAGTAAAAAGCGGCGATGTCGTCGTACTGAACGATTTAATCGCTATTGCGGTAACGGATATTGACAACAAAGCAACCGGTACAGGCATTGTCGGCGGGGTATGGCGTGTTAAAGCCAAACAAGCGGATGACATCAAACAAGGTGCGGTATTGTACTGGTCGGATGCCGATGGTGCAACGCTTACTGCCGGCAGTAATAAACGCCTAGGCATTGCGTGGACGGATTCTGACACGGCTTCGGCGGAAGTGGATGTGAAAATCAATGCCTAGCCCGTTTGATAATGCCCTAATAAAGGCGGATAGCGTGATAACGGAGGTTATGCTGTCCGTTTTTTTGATTAATGGCAAACGCTATAAAGCGGTATTGGACGAATCACCTAATCTGATGGGGGAGGCTTATCGTGACGATCACCTAATAAATGGTACAACCCGCACACTGACGCTTTTTAAAAGATCGGGTTACAAGCCGAGATTGGGCGATGTGGTGACACAGCGAGGGCAAAGCTACATTGTGCGTGGTTTTAGTTTTGTGGACGATCTAATCGTATTGCAATTGGAGTAATAAATGGGCGCGAAAGTTACTGGACTTGAACAGCTTACTGCCAATATTCAACGCTTATCGAAACAAACTGTGCCAAAAAGTGTCGCCAAAAGTATTAATAAAGTGGCAAGAAAGGCGATGAAAAATGGCACTAAAACGGTTTCCAAGCAGGTTAATGCCCCGGTGAAGTTAATCCGCAAACGCGTGCAACTTAAACAGAAAGCCACCTCAAGAATCCCCGTCGCTAAAATTAGTGTTAATCGGTCGAATTTACCGCTTATACGCTTATTGGAAGATCCAAGACGAAAAGTGATTGCACGGCAGGGGCAAATCAAAATCGGCAAACATCGCATTCAACGTGGATTTATTCAAACGTTAAAAAACGGACGAACCCATGTCATGCAACGACAAGGTAAAGCCCGTTATCCGATTGATGTAGTAAAAATTCCCCTCTCAGGGCCTTTGACGCAAGCTTTTCATGATGAACTGAAAGATTATCAAGAACAAGTGAAAGTGGAACTGGTAAAAGAATTAAGCCGTGTTTTTCATAAATAGGAGAAAAAATGCTTGTTCATCAAAAAATAAGACATCAAATTGTTGAATTACTGAAACCTCAAATCACTGGTGTTCAACATTTTTATTCCGGTCGCCCGCTCTTTATTGACATTGATCAGGATAAATCGGCGATTGCCATATTTATTGATGATATTCAATGTGATGAATTGACCCTTTGTTCGCACGAGTGGGAAGCGTCTTTAAATATCGCCATTTATCTTAAAACATCGGTAGGCGAGGATGAATTAGATAATATTGCCGAACAAATCAAAAATCGTTTAATGACGGCGATCGAAAATGACGAATTGCCAAGTCAATTAAATGAAATCACCTTGTCAGGTTATACCTACGAGCAAGACCAAACCAACCGCACTTGGTTCGTCGCCAATGTGCGTTATCAAATTAACTATGAGGACTAAATTATGGCAACAAAAACCACGCCTTTCCAAGGCACAAAATTTTATCTTGGTGTCGGACACACCGAAGAAAAAGCGATTACCGCTTGTACTGTCAAACCCAATGCAACCATTACCGCAGCCGGACATGGTGCTAAAACAGGGGATTTTATCAAAGTAAGCAATCTTGGCTCGCTTGACGGTTACTATCCGGTTAAATCCACAACGGCGGACAAAATCACCTTAGCGGATGAAGTGAATTGGAGCGGAAGCGATCAACCGATTGATTTTACCTCTGCCAAAGTGTCCATTGTGAGATGGTCATCTAATTTCTGTGCAATTAAACAGATTGAAGGTGACGGCGATACATTAACAGAAGAAGACATTACTACAATGTGTTCCGAAGGTACGGAAACGGAAGCGGGTGAAATTGAATATGGTTCAATTAAATTAACGTTCTTCTACGCACCGAAAACGGAAATGCAACAGGATTTACGCAAAAAATTCTACGCAAAAGAAACCTTCCCGTGGATGATGATCTTGAAAAATGACCAAGGCTCATTATACGGCACCGGTTTTATTCAAACCTCACCAAATTTCAGCGGTGAAGTAAAAGGCAAATTTGAATCAGGTGTAACGATTAAAAAATCGAAACGTGATTATTTATTGCCGGTCAGTGCATAACCTAAAGTACAGTTAAATGTTACCGCACTTATGAAAAACAAAACCCGAGGAGCTGTCACTCTTCGGGTTTATTCATTCCGATTAAGAACAATTTAAAAGGAATAATTTACAGTGGAAATTATAACCAACCTTATCCCTTTATTCAAGGAGCAAGCTATGCAATATGGATTGTGGGAAACCACCGCAGCTTACTTAGTGTTAGGCGTATGTTTCATTATCGCTTGGCGACTTCCAAATATCATTAACTCAATCAAAAACAAAGGTGAAAAATGATGAATTTACGAGAAAAACTTTTATCCAATAAACCTAAAGTAAACAAAATCAAAATTAATGGCGATGATTATTATATTCGTGAGTTTACTGTCGGTGAGGCAAATCAAGTAATCTACGGTGCACAACAAAAATTAATCAAAATTGCCCGTACACAAGGGATTGAACTCAATTTTGACGATGAAACTGAATTAACAAAACAACTTGCACAAGTTTACGATCCTTATCGTTTGCCACGTGCTTTGGCTCAACGTTTATGTGATGAAAACGGCAATAACTTATTCAATCCTCAAAATGAGGAAGATTTAAAAGCATTATCAGAATTAGATAAATCAGTATATGAAGAGCTGAATAATGCGATTGCGGAGCTTGAACCAAAAAACTCACCAACCGAAGAAAGTTCCAAATAAACCTCTCGCTTTCTCTCGGTAAAACCCTTGAGGAAATTGAGCAAATGCCGGAACGCCATTTGGCAGAATATGAGCTTTTTTATCAAGAACAGCCTTTTGGTTTATGGCGTGAAGATTATCGTACTGCTCAAATATCCCATTTATTAGCCATGATAAACCGTGATCCAAAATCAAAACCACCTGAGTTGTCAGATTTTATGCCGTTTTATCGGGATAAAAGTGCAATCGAAAATGAAGATGATGGCACGGCAGAATATTTGGCGAATCGATAAATTATTCATTGCTTCTTGGTTGTTTATAGACTAAAATCTATATAAATAATAAAGAAAGGTAATTGCTGTATGAAGCAAGAATGGGAAATCATTTTACAAGACCCACTTTTGAATTGGTTTGAATCTTTAGTAGAAGATGATTTATTGAAAATCTATGCTGCACTCGAATTATTATCAACGGAAGGTCCACAGTTAGGAAGACCGTATGCTGATACTATTCAAGGTTCAAAATATCCTAATTTAAAAGAATTGCGTGTACAGTCTAAATTATCAGTATTTCGTTTATTTTTTATTTTCGATCCTATTAGACAAGCTATTGTTTTATGTGGTGGAGATAAAAAAGGCAAAAAAGAAAAGCTCTTTTATAAAGAGATGATCGCTTTAGCAGAACAAACTTACGATAGTTACCTTTCTACATTTTCACAGGAGCAAGAAAATGAGCGTAAAATTTAAAGAGTTGATGAATGGGCTTCCGGCTGAAAAACGTGCTCAAGTTAAAGCAATGGCTGAAGAAATGCGTATGGAATTACAACTACATCGCATTCGTGAAGAATTTGAAATTTCACAACAGCAAATGGCGGAAGCGTTAAATATTAAACAGCCATCGGTTGTTGCTTTAGAAAAAAGGGGCAATGATATTAAGTTATCATCAGTTAAACGCTATGTAGAAGCGATGGGTGGCGCATTAAGTTTATCTGTTGAGTTACCCACAGGAAAAACGGTTACTTTCAATCTTTAAAGTAGAGTATGGACTAAGAGGGAGGGGAATATATGTATGATTTTCTATTGAAAATGTTTGATTCAGGAATTAAGTTGATTCTTGCCATTATTGCTCTGTTTGTCCTTTATCTCTTCGGGAATGCGCTTATTAATGGAAGTTTTGGTGCTTGGTATTTGGTGGGATCGGTTGTTTTTATTGTTTTTATTACAACGGTATTTGTCCCTTTCCTAATACGCAAGTTTGCTCCAAAGGATAAGCAACAGGCTATATTAGACTGGTATTTTTGGCGCAACCGTTAATAATGATAAACATTTGAAAGCTCGCAATATGCGGGCTTTTTTATTGGAGTAAATATGTCAGGCCAATTAGGACAATTAAATATTCAACTAACACTTGATCAAGTCCGTTTTCAGCAAAACCTTGAACGTGCTCAAAATCGAGCCAAGCAATTTTCATCTCGAACCGTTCAATATCTAAATAATATTGAAAAAGCCGCTAAAAACTTAAATTCATTAACTCAAAAAAGTTTTTGGACGGGGTTTGCCGGTGGTCGTTTAGTTGAATTAAAGAATTATGCCGATAGCTATACAGAAATCAAAAATCGATTAAACCTTGTTGAAGGGGCAGGAATTAACGCAAGCCGTGGTATGGAATCGGTTTTTGATATTGCATTACGCACAAACCAAAGTATTAGTGCTACCTCAACGGTTTATCAAAAGTTTGCGCAAAATGCTTCATCTTTAAAAATCAGTCAAGAACAGGTTGCTTCTCTCACTGAAACCGTCTCAAAAGCGGTGGCGATTTCCGGTACAAGTGCGGCATCTGCTGAAGCTGCAATCACTCAGTTTGGTCAGGCATTAGGTAGTGGCGTATTGCGTGGTGATGAGTTTAATTCCGTGATGGAACAAGCACCCGGATTAGCACAAGCCCTTGCTCGTGGGCTTGGAGTTACAACCGGTGAGCTTCGTAAAATGGCTAATGACGGAAAACTCACAATGGATGTACTTATTCCTGCACTTGAGAAAGTAAAATCCAGTGTAGATGCTCAATTTAGTACAAGAGTGTTGACGATTTCGGCTGCATTTGAAAATCTGAACACTTCTATCGTTAAGTGGGTTGGGGAATTAGATCAGGCAACAGGGGCAAGTAAATTATTAGCCGGTGCAATTAATTTTACCGGAAATCATCTCACGAGCTTTGCGACAACACTGACAACGCTAGGTAGTGCATTAGCAGTAAATAAAATTAAGTCTTTTGTTGCTGAAAGTAATAAACAAGCTCTCGCCAGTGCGAATGCTGCACGAGCAGAAGTTGCAAGAACCTCAGCACTTAGGCAAGAAGCCCAAGCTGAAATGAATTTGATCCAAATTAAGATCGCTCACGCTCGTACAGAAGCTGAATTACTTTCTGCAAAACAACTTGCTGAAGTTCAAAGTAGAAAATTGACAAATGCGATCAATATGGAAGCCGCTGCACAGCGAAATCTTGCTATCGCCCAAAAATCAGCAAATATAGGCAGTCGGGCATTTGGTGCCGCATTAGGTTTTGTTGGTGGACCTATTGGTGCGCTTGCTATTGGCGCAACATTCGCCGCATCGGCTATTTATGAGTATCATCAGAAGGCAGAACAAGCACGGATGGAATCCCTTGCTTTTGCTGATTCGTTAAATGTCACTAGTGAATCACTTAAAACTATGACCGCTGATGTTCTGTCATCAATGCGTACCAAACTTGAACGTTCCATAGAAGCTCAAAAAGAAGTGATTGCTGACTTGCAAACCGAAACAGATCGGTTGGAAAGACAAGTTAAAACTCAAATCGAAGGGATGAAATCACAAGGATTACAAAATAATCAGTATGCAATAGAGCATTACAAAAAATTGATCGGTGATCTATCTATTAAAAAGGGAGAGCTTGCAGAAGCAAATCAGAAGTTGGAAAAATCCGAACGAGATCTTGCGATAATCACGGAACAAGTGCCGATATCAGAATTAAACTCAAAACTAAAAGAGTTATTACCAAGCCTTGATTTATCAAAAGTGAATATTGATAACGTAGGATTTTCCCTTGAAGATTTAAACCGCATTTTCCCGTCCGCTGAAAGTGGAACAGTGTCTATCACAAGTGCGGTTGAGAAAATGGGGGCAATGGCATTATTGGTTGCGGGGCAGTTTGATGCATTAGGGCTATCAATTCAAACCGCATTAAGTGATAAAGCGCAGAACATAATTGATGATCAAAATCTCCAGATTGCGATTAATAATGCTAAAACTCCGGAAGAAGCGAGAAAACTGAAAGCTAAAAGAAGTGCCTCGCGTGCAGGATTTAAGGAAGGTACGGCTGATTATGAGGCGGTATATAACAACTCTTATGCCTTGTTTAAGTCTCAAGATGATAAAAAAGATCGTGATAAAGCGAAAAAGAAAGGCGCTAAAACCGACTATGTAAAACAATATACCGACCAACTCACCCAAATGCAACAACGTTTGGCAGAGCTAAAAGCCAATGCGCAAGACATTTCGTTATTCGGTCAACCAAGCCAATATCAAGAAGTGAATAAACTCACACAAGATATTGCTGCCAATGGGGAAAAATACGCTCACTTCGGAAAAGAGGGATTGGCAAAGCTAAAAGAGATGGCTACCCAAATTGACTCGGCAAACCAACAAGTCGCTATTAGTCAGTTTACTTTTGACAATACCGAAAAATTAGAAGCGATGGAGTTTGAATTAACCTTGCTTGGCAGAACCCGACAAGAACAAGAATTAATGCAATATAACCATCAACTCGATCTTGAAGCGGCAAAGTTAAAGATCGGTATGACCGAAGAGAACATTGCAAAACTTGATGATGAAATCGCAAAATTAAAAGAACGTCGGGCCGAGATCCAACAGCAAAATGAGGAAGCAAGAGGGAGTGCAATGCTTGGATTCCAACAAGGAATGCAAACTATTGAAGATCAAGTTTCCAATGTTGCTGGCAATATTAGCAATCTCACGGTAAGTGCTTTTGGAACAATGTCCGATGCGCTTACTGATTTTGTGATGACAGGTAAAGCTGATTTCAGTGCAATGGCAAAATCTATCATTAGGGACATTGTTCAGATGACAGCACGAATGTTATTTTTCCGAGCAATCTCTTCTGCCTTCGGCGGTTTTTCCAGTGTTAATATTGGAAGTGCGCCTGTTGCCGGTGCGGCGACTAATATGCTTGGATTGTTTGATTCGGGAGGCTATACCGGTGACGGTGGCAAGTATCAACCAGCCGGTATAGTACATCGTGGAGAATATGTCATTACAAAAGAAGCCACTGCCCGATTGGGTCGTGGCTTTTTAGATCAGTTGAATTATGGTGCGGTTCGCCGTGGATTTGCAAACGGTGGTGGCGTAGGTGTCCCTCGTTTACCTCAGATGAACTACGATACAGGACGTGCTTCCGGCAATATCTCGGTGAAAGTTATTAATAACGGTGAGCCGATGGAAGCAAACGTGACGCAGAAACAGCGAAACGGACAGATGGAAATTACCGTAGAGTTAATGCGACAAATCGCCCGAGCCGAATCAAATGAGGTGATTCAACAAAATATGCGTGCCGGTGGGATATTTGCTCGCTAATTCATAAAAAAATAAGCCCCGAGTAACCGTTAATTACTTGGGGCTTTTTATTTACCCATTAGTAGGAATGAGTAATAAATTACAATGAAGTATATCAAAACAAAGTTAAAAATTCATCTTTTAAGAGGATTGGATATGGAAACATTCAAATGGTGTATTCGTCCTAATTACAGTATTGATAATGAGCCGGATATTAGCGAAATTTCGTTTGGCGATGGTTACACTCAACGTCGATTAAACGGCATTAATTCTCTACTCAACACTTATTCGGTCTCTATCAAAGTGAAGAATAAAAGTGCGGTCGAAATTCAACGATTTTTTGAAAAACACAAAGGCATTATGCCGTTTTACTTTGTTGAACCGCTCACCAAACAACGTAAAAAAGTGATTTGTAAAAAGTGGCCGATGAAAGTCGGTCAAACTTACACCGAATTTACTTGCGATTTTAATGAGGAACCCTAATGCCAACTCTTATTAGCAATCAATTCAAGCTCGATCTTGCCAAACTGGAACAAAATGCGTTGATTGAATTATTTGAAGTGGATCTCAGAGGATTGAAAGATTCAGACGGTATAAATGGCGAGTTGTATCGTTTTTATGCCGGAAAAAATGAACACTCGCAGCCGATAGTATGGCAGGGAAAAACTTATGATCCTTTTGGTGTGAAAGCGGAAGGATTTGAAATGTCGGGACAAGGTCCGAGTAACCGTCCAACGCTCACTCTTGCCAATATTAACGGATTTTTGACCGCACTTTGTAACCGATTCGAGCAATGTTTGGGCGGTATTGTGCGTAGGCGTTTAGTCTATATGCACTATCTCGATGCAGTAAATTTCACCGATGGCAACAAACAAGCCGATCCTACGCAAGAGGCATTAAGCTATTTTGTTATTGAGCAATTATCCTCACTCAAGCGTGATGTAGCACAATTTACCCTCGCTTTACCAAGTGAAACGGATAATGCCCTTATTGGCGCACGAATGATCAGCACGACTTGTTGTTGGGTTTATCGTGGTGTTGAATGCGGTTATACGGGCGGAGCAGTGGCAGATGAAAAAGACCAACCCACTACCGATCCGAAAGTAGATAAATGTAGTGGGCTATTGACAGGGTGTCAGATGAGAAATAACACGCACAATTACGGTGGGTTTGCTTCAGTCAATAAATTGGGGTAATTCACATATTGATTGTGTATAATTACTACGATTTATTCATTCCATAGGTAAAAAATAATGAAGATTCATAAATTTATTGTTAAATGCTTGAGTTTACTGAGTTTAGTTGCTTGTACTTCGCAACCTATTACAAATGATTATGGTGAATATCCTAGTAATTATGAGGAAATAGCTAGACAATTTTATCAAGGGAAAAAAGATATTAAGCCAATTGATTATATTGCTGCTTTCCCACCTACTAAGTATGAGCAAACAGTAAATGACAATGGTTTTGTTATACCTCATAACCCTAAAATTTGGTTAAATGGCACGATGCGTAGTGGTCAATCAATCAAGGGTTATCTTGTTTGTGCGCTTGAAACAAACCATAAAGATGGCTATAAAATTGATGCTTTATTGATTAACAATGGAAAAGTACTCTCGGTTATTTACAATGTTCGGAGAGCGAACATTAATGGCGTGAGAAATAAACTTTGTTATCAAGAAGATAATTGGCTATTAGGACATTTGGAGAAAATAACCAGAGAGAATTCTCTGAGATACATTGATAACTTTATCAAACAATTAAAATAAAGTAGCAATACTTTTTAGAAAAAAATAACAAACCGCTTGTAACTATATAAGCGGTTTTTTTCTATCTGAAATTGGGGATTCTTTATGATAGAAGGGCAGTTAGAATCAAAAATCATCTCTTATACAAAAAAACAAGAACCGCACGAATGTTGCGGTTTTGTTGTTTTAAAACAGGGTGAAAACCAACCGCACTTTTTGCCTTGTGAAAATATTACAGAAGACAAAGAAAACCATTTTGAAATCTCGCCTGATGATTATTTGAAGGCGGAAGAAATGGGCGATATTGTAGCATTAGTCCATTCTCACCCAAATGGAAAGCCCGTGCTATCGGCAGCCGATTTACAAACACAGCTTTATAGCCAACTGGATTTTTGGCTGGTATGTGATGGGAAGATTTACGTTTTCCCCAAAATTCCTCTCTTAATAGGGCGTGAGTTTGAACATGGAAAAATGGATTGCTACACACTCTACCGAGATTTCTATCGTCTTTCCGGTTATGAAATGGCTCAATATGAACGTGATGATTACTGGTGGGAAGATGGTTTTAATCTTTATCTCGACAATATCGAAAAAGAAGGCTTTGAGCGGGTTACAGACCAACACGAATTACAAATTGGTGATGTGATTTTAATTCAAGTAGGGGCAGATGTACCGAACCACGCTGCGATTTATATCGGCGATCAAATGGTATTACACCACGCCCCGAAACGCTTATCAAAACGTGATCTTTATGATGGGTATTGGCTCAAGCATACGCATAGTATTTGGAGATTTAAAGAATGGTCAAAGTTAGATTTTACGGTGCCCTTAAACAGTTTGGCACTGAGTTTAATTTAGAAGTAAACAACACGGCGGAAATTGTCCGTGCATTGACAAGTCAGATCCCGAATTTACGCCAATTCTTACAACAAGGGCTTTTTAAAGTGCGTATTGGCAAAGATTATCTCGATAACCGTTATTTAGAAAAAGGGATGTTTTATCAGTTAAAAAAAGGTATGTCGGTATGTTTTACTCCAGTACTGAAAGGGGCAAAGCGTGGCGGATTATTTCAAGTCTTGGTTGGTGCTGCGCTGATTGGTGCGGCATTTTTTACCGGTGGTGCGTCTATTGCTGCTTGGGGTACAGGCGCAAAAATGATGGGGCTAATGGGGGCTTCTCTATTGCTTGGCGGTGTGTCGCAAATGCTTACCCCAATGCCCAAAATGCCTGGAATTACCGATGAAAAAGAGAAAAAACAATCTACCGCATTTTCAAATTTGGGAAATTTAGTGGCGCAGGGTCGTCCGATGCCATTGGCTTACGGGCGAATTAGAACGGGTTCATTGATTATTTCGCAAGGCGTGGAAACCTTGGATGCAAGTATTTAGGAGTATGTATGGGTAAAGGTGGTGGCGGTGGCGGACGTACACCGGTTGAAGCGAAAGAAAGCGGGCGCAGTAAACAGCTTGTCAAAATTGTTGAGATTATCTCGGAAGGTGAAATTGAAGGTTTAGCGGACGGAATGAAATCCGTCTATCTGGATAATACGCCGATTCAAAATACTGACGGCTCTTACAATTTTAGTAATGTTCAACTTGAGGGGCGGGTAGGGTCGCAAGTTCAAGAGATTATTCCCGGTTTCAATACCTCAGAGAAAGAAATCAATGTCGGCACACAGGTGCGAAAAACAACGCCGATCACTCGCACAGTTACAGACAGCAAAGTTTCCCGTTTGCGTTTAACCCTTGGTGTTCAATCTCTCTTTCAACAAAACGATCAGGGAGATACGAACAGTGCAAGTGTAAGTTTAACGGTGTATATCGGCAATCAAAGCTATCCGATTACGATTAGCGGCAAATACAGCTCACAATATTTGCAACAGCATACTTTTTCTAATTTGCCTGCGGTGCCCTTTACTGTTCGTGTGGAACGTAATACGGCGGACAGCAAATCACAGCGATTGCAGAATAATACGGTGTGGGCGAGCTACACGGAAATCATTGATACGGAGTTTACTTATCCGAACACAGCTTTGATCGGGGTGAAATTTGATTCGGAATATTTCTCCAATATTCCCAACCGCACTTATGATGTGAAAGGGATCAAGGTGAAAGTGCCGTCAAATTACGATCCAAAAACCCGACAATATCGTGGTATGTGGGACGGCACATTTAAAATTGAGTGGTCGGATAATCCGGCTTGGGTGCTTTATGACATCGTAACGAATAAACGCTATGGCTTGGGCCAACGTTTGGGGGATTTCGGTGCGGACAAATGGGCGTTGTATCAAGTTGCGCAATATTGCGATCAGCTTGTTCCTGACGGCTTCGGTGGCAAAGAACCCCGTTTCACCTGTAATGCGTGGCTCACCGACCAACGCCCCGCTTATGATGTGATCAATGACATTTGTTCGATTTTCCGTGCAATGCCGGTGTGGAATGGTCGAGAACTTACTGTAGTAATGGATCGCCCATCCGATCCGGTGTGGACTTATACCAACGCCAATGTTGAAAACGGAGAATTTACTTACACCTTTTCAGCTAAGAAATCCCGTCATAATGCGCTCCAAGTGGAATATGCGGATAAAGACAACGCTTACGAAAAAACCATTGAATATGTTTCAGATGATGAATCAATTCGCCGAAATGGGCTAAATGTGAAGAAAATTACGGCGTTTGGTTGTACTTCCCGTGGGCAAGCACACCGTACCGGATTGTGGTTACTCCAAACGGAAAAACTGGAAACTAAAACCGTCACGTTTACCGTGGGGGCGGAAGGCTTAATGCACGTTCCGGGCGATATTATCAAAGTGGCGGATATTGATTATGCCGGCACAAATATCGGTGGCCGTGTGTTAAAAATTGCTGGGAGGAAAGTGATATTAGATCGTGAAATCGATATCACGGCAAATAGCTACTTTACCTATATCAATGCCCAAGCCAAACACCAAGATATTAAAATTTTATCGGTGAATGAATCTGAAATCACCTTAGATAGTGAACCGGTAGGATTGGTGGAATATGGCGTTTGGTCACTCACCACGCAACGAATCAATGCGCAATTATTCCGAGCATTGAGTGTGCAAGAAGACGCTAAAGGGAAATACACTATCATTGCATTACAGCACGAGCCGCAAAAAGAAGCGATAGTTGATAACGGGGCAGTCTTTGAGCCGAAAGCGACCAGTATTCTTTCCGTGCCATCAGTGAATGATATCCAAATTATCACGAATGAGGACGGTAGCGTTGGCATTAATGCCGATGTGAGTGGTGGTAATGGCTTGGTGAAATACGATATTTTAATCTACAAAGGTGATAACCTTTTTGATGTGCGCCTTGGATTAAAATCACCGGAACTGGATTTAAGCAATCTTGCAAACGGTGAATATCTTGTCGTGATTCGTGCGAGAAATGAAAAAGGGCAGTTACTCAACGAACGTACACAAGGCTTTCTCATCGACCGCCCTCCTGTCCCAACAGGTGTACGGGCAACAGGCGGTTTAGGCAATATCACCCTTGAATGGGATTGGATTAATGAAGCCACGGCTACCGAAATTTTCGCAGCGGAGACAGACAATCTCTCAAAAGCCAAACGCATTGCCAAAGTAACCGCTCAAATGTATTCCCACGAAGTAGGCGCAAAACAAGTGCGGTACTATTGGCTACGCCATACCCGTGGGATTAATGTCGGCCCGTTTCATCAACAGTCAGGCTTACGGGCTGAAAGTGCGGTCGATATTGATGCAGAATTAGACCTACTCAATGAAAAACTGTCACAGAATATCGTCAATGAAGTGATTGATACAGCATTGCCGGCACGCAATCTTGAATTGATTCAGACGGTAACAGGGCTAGATGTGAACACGTTTACCGGCTATAAACAAGTTCATAATACGGCAGATGGCAAGCTTTATACATGGAATGGTTCAAAATACCTTGATAACAGCGTAGATGTCGCAAAACTACAAATTCCAACCAAACAGCTCACCGGTACCCTTACAGCACAACAAATCGGTGCAAATGTTATTGGCACACAACATTTAGGAGCGAATACTATCACCGCAGACAAAATGGCGGCGGATTCCGTCAGCACGGCAGCATTACAAGCCGGTGCGGTTCGTGCGAGCCATGTTGCATCGGGTGAATTGACTGCGGATAAGTTGGCGATTGGGCTGGGAGGGAATTTGTTGTATAACCCGATTTTTGCGAATAACGGTAATGGTTGGAGTATGTATGTAGATGGCAACAATATTGATAATGCTGATTGGGGTTTCAATAATACAACAGGAGCATATCAAGGAGGAGCATATTTACCTACTGAGCTTAAGTTTAGGTGGCAAAGAAACCGCAAAAATACCAATTCAGGTAATGTTAGGTTAGGCGGACTTTATCAAGACCTCAAATTGGTGAAAGACAAGTATTATTGTTTTTCAGCTTACGTTGGCGCACACAGAGCTTTTATTGATTTGAATATTGAACATGGTTCAACGCAACTTATTAAAAAATCGTGGTCGGGGCGAGGTAAAAGTGGTGGTTATGGTAACAATAATAGTGACACAGGTATCGAAGAAAACCTACGTATCTATATGATATTCAAAGCAACAGGTGATAATGCGACTTATCGTATGATTATTAATATGTGGGCTAACGGCACACAAAATAATCCGGCTATGTTAGTTCGCAGACCAATGCTTGAAGAATGTACACAATACACAACACAGCCCAGCCCGTGGCAAAACGCAGGAGTAACGGCAATTCACGGGGGATCGATTGTAACAAATACAATCACCGCTCAGCAAATTGCAGCCAATACGATTACAAGCAATCAGATCGCAGCCGGAACTATCGCAGCCCGAAATATGGCAGCAAATAGTATCAATGCCTCTCATGTTGTTTCTAAGTCATTGACAGCTGATAAATTGAGTGTCTCGAATTTGGCGGCAATTAGTGCGAATTTGGGCAACATAACGGGTGGCTCGTTGAATATTAACAATCAATTCAAAGTGAGTGCTCAGGGGCAAGTCGAAATGAGGGCGTCAGCCGGTAACGTTGGCATGGTCATGAATAATAATCAGATTATTGTTTATGATAGCGATGGAAAAGTGAGAGTTAAAATAGGTCTGTTGAGTTAGATATGGCATGGATTATTTTTACTACATTAGCCACGGCATTATGTTGTGGCTTATTTTTTATGAGGAGAAAGCGTAAGGTGTCAGCATTTGGTATCAAAACATTTGATGGTTCAGAAAATCTTACTTTTTCCACTGAAAATAGATTATTCAGATACATAGGATATAGAGATTTACCGCTTGGTAAATTTACTATATCACCCAATGCACAGGGACGGGTATTTTTTATACCAATATTATTGACATCTAATGATCAAGGAATAAGTAACCAAGCCGCTAGAAATATGGATATCCCTTATATTTCCGGCAGTATAAATGGAAACACTTTTTCCGGCGAAGTTAAGTCACCTGTAGATTTTTGGTATAAAGGCTCAATGAGAAGTAAACCATTAATTAGAATCTATTATGGGGTTTATTAAATGTACGGATTTTCAGGCATTACAGATGTAAACGATAGTTTTTTAAGTATGTCATTACAGCGAAAACAATCTATAAATTTCGCAAATAAATCTGCGGAAATAACCCTATCAGATAACGATGTAATAGTTGTTTCTGATTGTAATGGAGATATTGTTCAGGTCAAAAAGAATGGAAACAAAATAGCGTTATACAGTCATAACGCAACATATGTCAATTATTTGATATTTAATACTAACACTTCTCATACTGATGGATATGGTATAGAAATTTACGCAGAAAATGGACGCGTAGTATTTTCATCAAATCACAAATTTCTTCGCCCAGTAAGAAATGTCGATACCAATCTAAACAAAGGCGTGTTTACGGAACAAGTGCCAACAGGGAAAAAATACGGCGTTATACTTGGAAATTATGGCTTTAAGTTATCAATAAGCCCTGATAGATGCCGTAGAGCTATGAGGAGTGTTAAAGTTGGCGGAAATATACAATTCGGTATTGTAAATCATGACGCAGCAGGCGTAGGTCGAGTTGGCGCAACATTTAACGATAATTCATATTTTTTTAATGCAATAATTGTTGATATAACAGGTTATTAGTTTTAATTCAACGTTTATTGAATAATCAAACAAAAAAGGAAACACTATGACAACATTCAACAAAATCTTAAACCCAATGTACTCAGCGATTGCTAGTTACAGTACGCAAGAAGACGGTTCAATCAATGCGAAATACGTTATCGGCACCGGCACAGATAATGACGGTGTGGTAACGGATTTCACTCCGATTATTAGTGAGTATAAATGGATTGATGCCGAAGCTGCCAAGGCAATTAATGAAGCACCTTTCACTAAAGATGACATCGGCAAAACACCGACTCAAATTATGCTTGCCCGTATCTATAATCATCTTAAAGAAATGCAGCAAATTTACGTTTAATAATAGCCCTCAACCGAGGGCTTTTTTATTGGAGCAAAAATGGAACAAATCGACTTAGAGATGATTCGGGGCGATGATGAAGGATTTACGTTTGAGGTCACAGAGGGTGATGAGCAAGAAAGTGCGGTCAATTTTGATGGTTGTCGGCTTGATTTACACATCAAACCGAAACGAGGCGAAATCATTAAATTGTCATCCGAAACGGGCGAAATTGCAGTAGAAAATCACCTTATCTACATCTCAATCTCACACGATAAAACGGAAGGGGTGAAATGGGAATCGGCTAAATGGGATTTACAGTGCATTGACCAATATCAAAAAGTGCGCACGATTGCCGGCGGAGAATTAACGTTAATTCACGATATTACGGTGGTCAATGATGAGTAG